CAGTGTGGAACAGTATGGTCGCAGCATAGTAATTGTGCCCAACAAGAGTCTTGTGACACAGACCGAAGATGACTATCGTGCCTTGGGACTAGATGTGGGTGTGTATTTTGGAGACCGCAAGGAGTTTGGTCGCCAACACACCATATGTACTTGGCAGAGCTTGAACATCCTGCTCAAGAACACAAAAAATCAAACCGCAGACATCACCATCACAGACTTCTTGGAAGATGTGGTGTGTTTGATTGTGGATGAAGTACACATGGCCAAGGCCGATGCACTCAAAACCTTGCTCACAGGCGTCATGGCTAGAGTGCCAATTCGCTGGGGTTTAACTGGAACCATACCCAAAGAAAAGTTTGAAAGTCAAGCTCTGTTAGTAAGCATTGGTCCCGTGATCAACAAACTGGCCGCCAGTGAACTGCAGGACATGGGTGTGTTGGCACAGTGCCATGTGAATGTGGTGCAGTTGGTGGACCATGTGGAGTACAACAACTATCAAAGCGAACTCAAGTACCTGTTGGAAGAATCGGGTCGCTTGGATACCATTGCTGACCTTGTGAATCAGATCAAACTCACAGGCAACACCTTGATCTTGGTGGATCGTATTGCAGCAGGTGAAGCCTTGGTAGAACGCTTGCCCAACTCAGTGTTTGTGTCCGGAGCAACCAAGGCCGGGGATCGCAAGTCAGAATACGATGAGGTAGCCACCAGCTCGGATAAAGTAATTGTGGCCACATACGGTGTGGCTGCTGTGGGCATCAACATACCCAGGATCTTTAATCTTGTGTTGATTGAGCCAGGCAAGAGCTTTGTGCGTGTGATTCAAAGTATTGGTCGCGGTATTCGCAAGGCCGAGGACAAGGACTTTGTGCAGATCTGGGACATAACCAGTACCTGCAAGTTTGCCAAGCGCCACTTGGCCAAACGCAAACAGTTCTACAAAGAGGCCAAATACAACTTCACGCAGGAGAAGTTGGAGTGGATGTAAATGCCCAGTTTTGAAGCAGTGGTTGTAACCTACCAGCAGGATTTCCCCAAACTAAAACGCTGCCTCGATGGCATGCAATCACATGGATTGGGGCACGGCTACGAACGAGTGGTTGTTGTATTACATGATGATCGATCATTGCTTGACACTGCACGAGCTTTTATCCCTGACAATATCAGATTTGATCTTGTGCATTATTCCGAATTTGCTGAATGGGTTGGGCCGCTGGATTGGCACAGTCAGCAATGGATCAAGTTGGCTGTAAGCAAAATTGTAAGTGCAGAGTGGTATTTGCTAATAGACAGTGATGTTATTTTTTACGGCGCAGTGGACTACTCGGATCTGTTTTACAAAAACAAGGCCTTTGAACGACGAACCTTGTTAACAGATCTTAGAACTGAGAGTGTAGATCAATTAGGTAATGCCTATGCATACTGGCAGCACCCTATGGACAATGTTACACATTACATGAGAGACATTACACCATTTATGATGCATACCCACACGGCGCGCACCATGTTACCACAAGTTGATCCAGCAATTTTTGATCCGTGGTCTGGAAAACCCACCACACAAGAATTTCTGCTTTGGTCAGCCTATTTAGATCAACAAGGCATCAAAGACCAACTGTACCAACCCTTAAGCCAAATGACCAGTCGAATTGAAACCAACTGCCACCCTAGTTGGGAAGAGCAGGTAAGATAAAAAGTTTAAAGGTTGCAAAAGTCAATATAATCTGTTATTATACATACATGCGAATTTTAACCCTAGACAATCAGCCCTACGAGTTGGATCACTTGCCGGATGAAGTGGAAGATATGCGTTTTGCCATATTTGACAATTCCAATCCTGCTGATCCAGATTACCACTACATACCACTTATCTTTTTAGAAAGTTTCAATGCACCTGCACTGGTGTTGCGCATAGGCGAGCACAGAATTAAGATGCCTGTGGACTGGCAAGTGTTGATTGGTGAACCCGACTTGGGCGATTTAGAAGTGTTGCCATTGACATCGATCAACGATCGCGGATTCAAAGTGTTTGAGTTCAACCCACTCAGCAGTTTTAGGCCCAGCTTTCATTCAGTGGAAATCATTGATGTGTATAACGAAGTGGCCTGGTATGCGCCCAAATTAAAAAACGGGCAGATGCTGTGTGTGCCCATAAACGACGACCCTAATCCGTTGTGCGTGTATTTTGTAAAAGACATCAGTAGAAACTGTGAAGTTGTGGATTATAACAAGGCGTGGTAGCAGTAAATACACTATGACCCAACAATACAAACACACCGACATCACTGTTAAATCAGTCAAAGCCACCCTGCAAGAAGATGATCAAGCTCTGGATCGACGAATTGTGGCTCTCGAAAATAGAATCACAGACTTGCTAGAAGAAACACAACGCCAGCGCAGAGACATTGGTCGACTCAAAGCCTACATTGCAGACCTACAGCGAGTGGTCAAGCGTGGATAAACTCAGTATTGGCAATGAGATGGCCGAGTTTGATCGCAAGAACCGCGACTTCTATGACAGTCTCACAGATGAAGAAAAGAAAAAGTTTTCAAACTTTCTCATGATACGATGGGGATCCAGCATTCAAGGCAATGGTGAACTGGCCGAATACTATTTGCGCAGTACCAACGAACGATTGAACAAACATTTCTTTGCCATCAATCGCCATCCCCGACTGCAGTGGTTATGTGCCACTGCTGTGAGTCCAGGTCTGGGCACACAACGCCATATCTGGATTGCGCCCAAGAAGAAAGAACCCGGTGCTGGCAGTTTGAAGAAACAGTTGGCCGACCTGTTCCCCAACCGCAAGGCAGACGAAATAGAATTACTGGCAGCAATCACAACCAAAAAAGAATTAGACACCTACCACCGAGAACACGGCGACAGCAAGTGAGTTTTCAATGTCAGTATTGTAAAAAAGACTTTCAGCGAGAGACAAGTCTTGCTGTGCATCTCTGCGAAGCCAAACGACGCAGACAAGAACAAAACGAACGCGGCGTACAATTGGGTTTGCAGGCCTATCTGCGTTTTTATGAAACCACACAAGGCAGTGCCAAACTTAAAACCTTTGATGACTTTGCTGAAAGCCCATACTACCGAGCGTTTGTGAAGTTTGGTCGATACTGTGTAAACATCAGAGCCATCAATCCAGCCAGGTTCATTGACTGGGTACTGAAACAAAACAAAAAGATCGACCACTGGTGCAGAGACAGCATCTATACCGAGTACTTGCTGGACTACCTCAAGGTGGAAGCAGTGAGCGATGCTTTAGCTCGTGCCATTGAATTCAGCATCGAGTGGGGCGAACAAAAACAATCACCACCACATGACTGTTTGCGTTATGGCAACAGCAATGCCATGTGTGCTGCCGTTGCAGCAGGGCGTATCAGTCCTTGGGTAATCTTTAACTGTGACAGTGGTCAAAAGTTCTTGAGTGAATTAAATGCTGAACAAGTAGCCATGATCTGGCCCTACATTGATGCTGATATCTGGCAACGGAAGTTTAAAGACTACCCAGCTGATCAGGAGTGGGCTCGAGAAATGCTAAACCAAGCAGGATGGTAACATGAGCGCAGATATTGACATTGACTTGGCCAATAGAGACCAAGTTTTAAAATTGATTCGTTACACTGCTGCACGACAAGTCACTCAAGGACAGGTGCGTCGGCACAATTCTGGTGTGTATGTGACAGAAATACCCAGAGATCCTGTGCATCAGTGTGCTGCCATAGACTATGAGCAGGCTGAACAATTAGGTTACTTTAAAATTGATTTGTTAAATCAGTCGGTGTATCAGTTGGTGCGTGATCCAGAGCATTATCAACAGATGTTAGCACAAGAACCACCTTGGCACAGACTGTGGGAAGATAGTGCCTGGGCCAGTCAGCTGGTGCATGTGGGCAGTTATACCGGACTGTTGGCTACCATGCAGCCAGACAGCATACCCAGAATGGCAGCATTTATCTCAATCATACGCCCGGGTAAAGCACACCTGCAAGGACGGCCCTGGGCAGAAGTGTTTGAATCAGTGTGGGATGGAGATGATAGCAGAGGCTATACATTTAAGCGTAGCCACTCAATTTCTTATGCTGCATTGGTTTCGCTACACATGAACTTGCTCAATCAAGACGCCTGACCAAAGTAATACTGCGGCGTTTGCTTTTCTTTTTGGCTATTTCTGTTAGGCTGCACACAGGGCCGTGCACAATTTCTAGATCTTTGTTGGTAAAGGTCTTCAAATAAACCTTAAACGGTTCCCAATCCTGTTTGAGAAAGATGTTGATGGGTATGCTGCGATTGCTTTCCCACCACCATACATTGGCTAGTTCTAT